AACCCCGGCCATCAGGCTGTCACCGAGAAGCTGAGGCCGTTGAACACGATGTTGGTGTTAGCTCCTGGCCCGAACGAGGTGACGTTGCCGTCCGTTGTGCATTCAAGTTCGGCCATCGTCCATTGGCCGCCGACCACACCAGCCGTGGCGAACACGGTCGTCGCCAAGGGTCGGTAGCCGACCGGCAGGTTGAAGATCGGCATGTTGATGGAACCACTGATCACTCGACCTCTCAACTCCACCTTGTCACCCAGTAGGCGGTACTGGGCGACCTGATGCGGCGACCCGATGTTGATCCATCCGTTGAGCAGTGTCGGTGCGGTCCACACGCTGGCGGGCTGGGCGGGCGGGCTGGAGGCCAGCGACACCGGGCCGACGTCCTCGACGTAGAAGAGCGTCGGGTAGATGGTCGGCGTGTTGTTCGAGGCTTGGCCGACCGGGACCAGGGTGTACGTCTGCCCGGTGCCGTTTTCAAGGGCCTCCACATAGATTCCGCCGTAGTTGACCGGAGTCGACGCATAGTCATCAGCGAACACCGGCACATTCAGGTTCGAGGAGTTGGCGAACGTTATGTGCGCCGAGACGTTGGTCCCGCCCAGCGCCCTGGCCTTGAAGACGATGCGGTACCTCCGCCCGATCTGCATCGTGAATGTCAACGGTGAAGTCAGCGCAACGTTCGTGGCCGTCAGGGCGAAGTTGCTAGACGCAATGGTGCTGGCAACGACGCCCCACGCCGAGTTCCATCGCGCCGTGTCCGGGTCGGCCAGGTTCGGCTCGTCGGTGTCGTACCACAACTCGGTCGCACCGCCGGGATCGCTGGTGCCGACGTGCACCTCGTTGCCGGTGATCGGGGTCCACACATCCAGGCCGGTCACATCGGCGTACAGCGCGGGCGGGACCGGCATCACGATCGCCCCCGCGGCCTTCAGCGTCCACGCTCGACCGCGCTTGTCGGTGAAAGCCGTTGCTGACAGGTCGGTCAACTCGTTCGCATCGAAGCGCCACACCGGCACCGTGGGGGTTGCCACCTTGGCGATCTGCACCCAGTAGATCGAACCGAGGAACCAGTACGGCTCATACGGGGTGAGGCCAGACTGCCCCCAACCGATCGACAACGGCACACCAGCGTTGGCCGGAGTCAGCGGCTGCGCCGCGGTCGTCGATGCCGGTCCTGGCGTCCACGTCGTACCGTTCAACGACGATTCGAGCGTCGCCGTCGTTGCCCCGACGTTCACGGTGATGCGCAACCACAGGTCGGCACCCAGCGCCCACGATGCCCCCGGCACCCGCCATGAGACCGAACCTGCACCAACGATCAGCACCAGGCTGTGATCCACTCCCGAGTAGGCCAGCAGGGCCATGTTCAGTTCCACGGTGCGCGCCGTCGCACTGCCTTGCAGCGACTGGCTGAACACGTACTGCAGCCCGGCAACCGTGTTCAGCTTCACCCGGCAGGTGATCACGAAGTTCTGAGTGAGCACCTGGTCGGCAGTGTTCGGCGTCGTCACGTAGACGGTGGAGGTCGGAGTGAGCATCTGTCCCGAGCCGGGCGTCACCCACAGTTCGGTCGCTGAATCGGTCGGTGTGGTCGGTCCGACCCACACCTCGTCGGTGCCGCCACCGACGGGCACCCACGCCCCGCCGATGCGCGCCTTCAGGACAGGGGACATCCGCTGTCTCCGCTCATACCGACGTGTCCACCCACAACTCGAACGTCGCACCGGGATCGGTCGGCCCGACGAAGACTTCGTCAGGAGCGACGCCCGCTGGTCCCTGCGGACCCGCTGGACCCTGTGGGCCGGGGACCGTCGAAGCCGCACCGGCAGGACCCGCTGGACCCTGCGGGCCGGGGACCGTCGAGGCCGCACCGGCAGGACCGGTCGGACCTGCCGGACCCGGTGGCCCGGGGACCGTTGAAGCTGCGCCGGGAGGACCCGCTGGACCGATCGGACCCTGCGGGCCGATTGGCCCGGCCGCTGTCTCCACCCACGTCCCGCCGGAGCGGACATACAGCTTGTTCGTGTCGGTGTCGAACCACAGGTCGTAACTGGAGCCGGGATCGTTCGGGCCGACGAACACCTCGTCGTCGCCGCCAGTGCCACCACCACCGCCGCCGCTGTCGATCCGCCGTCGCAGGTCGAAGATCGCCCGTCGCGTCGGCTCGTCGAGTCCCGACTCGTAACCGTTGCGGACCAGCTGGTCAGCCATCGAGTTCTTCTCGCTGCTCCAACCGATTAGCCAACTCGTCGGTCGCCCGATCAGCGAGCATGGCGAACAGTTCGTCGTCGGTCAGCGCGCTCGCCGCCTTGCCCTGGGTCACGGTCACGTCGACCTTCTTCGGCTTGATCGCGTCGATCGCCTCCAGGTAGGCGCGCGCCGCTTGGACCTGGCGGGGATCGGTGCGGTCCGTCGCCGTCTCGTGCAGGGCACCGAGCACGGCGTGGGCCTTCTCCGGGGAACCGACCGTCTTGCGATACAGCGTCTCCCATGCGGCAAGGAAGGCGGGTTCGCCCTTCCACTTGCTCAGCTGCTGAATATTGGTGCCGAGCTCGTCGGCCAATGCGGTCTGCGTCTTCGGCTCGCGATCATCCCCGATGGTGCACAGCCATTCGAGGAACCGCTGCTTTCGCCAGTCGGTGTCCTTCACTGGCGGGAGGCTAGTGCAGTCGCACTAGGGCCTTTCGGTTCGCTCGCTAGGATCGACTGTCGATCCTAGCGAGCGCCCTGCCCGCCGTTCACGTTGGCGCTCGTCGCTCGCCGCCCGTCGGTCCTGGCTGAGCACGTTGTAGATCGTCGACTGACTGACGCCGTAGGTCTTGGCCAAGTCCTTGACGTAGATCCCGGCCTGGCGAGCCAGGACGATGTCAGCTGCCTGCTGGGCGTTGATCTTGGTGTTCCAGTTCTTCTCCCCGTAGAACACGTTGACCGGCGGTGGACTGGCTCGCCCCTTGGCCAGCATGTCGGCGTTGTTCTCCGCGATGGTGCCGATCCTCAGGTGGGCGTAGGCGAAGCACGGCGGGTTGTCGCACAGGTGAAGGATGACCTCACCGGGCAGCAGCCGGATGTCCCTGGCCTGCTCGACGATCCAGCGGTGCGCCTTGTACGACTTGACGACCCCGTCAACCTTGACCTTGAGTGCACCGTAGCCGTAGCGGTCGACCGGTCCCTGCCACAGCACGCAGGGCGTCGGCTGCGGTGTGGGCGGTGGGTAATCGCGGCGACGCCGCTCCTGCCTGGTGAAGGTGGAGCGGCGCGCCGTGTGTCTGATCTTCTCCGGCTTGACCGGGATAGCCAGACGGACCATCGGCCGAAGCCGACGTATGACGACCATCAGTTCTCGTCGATCCAGACGATGCGGGTTGCACCGCCGTGTCCGTGGACGTGGATGATCGACTCGATCCCTCGCTCGTAATGCACGATCGACGACGGCCACTGGCTGATCCAGTGCAGCACGGCGACGTCGTCGGAGAACACGATGCCCTCCGCGACGACGCCAGTGCCACTGACGCCGGTCACGTCCACGTCACGCTGCAGGACGAACCGGCGGTGCATCTCAATCCTCGAACAGGTCTTCAGCAGCCACGCTGGCGACTGGGGCCTTGTACGACGCCTTGTAGAGCTTCGGTGCCGAGAATCCTCTGTTCGTCTTTTTCCCTTCGCCCGTGTAAGCGATCTTGATCCAGCCGCCCTCCGCGATCGTCGGGGCACCAGCCTTCTTCATCGCGTCGTAGATGCAGTCCTTCATCGACTTGCCGCTGCCCGAGGCGACCTCGTAGTTGCCGCCCTTGGCGTAGACCTTGCGGACTCCGTCATCGTTCTCACCTTCGGACAGCTTGGTCTGGATGGCGACGACCAGCTGCATCCGCGGCTTGCCGTCCGACCACGTCAACGGGGCCTGCGTCTCCATGTCGGTCTGTTGGCTCAGTTCGACGTCGGTGATCTCGCCCTCGACGAAGTCGCCCAGCTGCTCAAACTTGAACGCCTTGCCGCCTCCTCCTTGGAGGAAGTCGGTGATCGCATTGCTGTTACTCATGTGCTCATTGCTCCTTGGTTCACTTGGATGGGTTCCGACTCCGGCAGTTCCAGCTGTCTCCAGTTGTCGTGCCGGACTTCGGCCTTGGGCACCCCGCGCTGGTGACCCTCACGAGGGTCCATGCCGAACGGGATGGAGTATTCGGCCTCGATCGAGTCGAGCAGGTTGAGCACGGTGACGATGTCGTCCGGCTTGCTCAGTCCCTGCTTGGGCGTCGGGACGCTGTTGGGCCACTTGCGCAGCAAGGTGCTGCGCGCCTGGGGGTTGTCGCGGATCACGGTGATGCGCTGCTGGCACCAATCGACCATCGACTGCAGCGGGACCGGTGGCATCTCGTCGATCGTCTCGGACACCTTGGCGACCTCGACCGGGAAGCAGTCGTGACCGTCGCGCCCTGCCTTCCAGGCGTTGCGCCACTCGTTGACGTCGTAGGCCAACAGCGCGCCCTGCAACCCGAGGCTGACGCTCAGCCACCACGCGGTGGCTCGCCCCTTGCCGACGGGCAGATGGACGAGCAGCGTCCAGTTGCGATCGACCGGTGGGGTTGGCAGGCGTCGATCGGTGACGACGTCGTACAGCGTGCCGTCGGCGTACAGGGCCATCTGCACGCAGTAGCCGGGGAGGCTGAAGTCCAGCTTCTGTCCGGTCTTCAGATCACCGATCACGAGCGTGCCTGGTTCGAGGACGCTGCCGTCGGGACACATCAGCGGCTTGGTCAGCCGGTAGATGCGGTCGGCGGTGCCAGCGGCGCGGTAGGCGTCGTTGACCATCGGCACCTCGACCATGTCGGAGACGAGTCCTAGCGAATTCAGTAGTCGGACGTAGGCGTCCAGGTCTTCGCGGTACTGCTCGGGCGGATCGAAGTCGGTGTCGGTCTCATCCTCGACCCGCGCTGTCATCGCGTGCAGGGCGGTGCCGGTGTCGGCTGCTTCGTTGGCCGACCCCTTGTCCATCGCCTCGTTGCGCAGCTGCAGCTTGCCTTCCCTGTCCTCGTCCTTGACGACGTTGACCTTGGCGGCGAGGGCGGTGGAGCGGGCGACGCCGGTCATGGCTCGGAAGATGCGCCAGTCGGTCAACGCTTCTTTGTCGTCGAGACTCTTGGCGTAGCCGGATGGTCGACGGTAGCGCAGCGTCTTGGTCGGGTCGTGTGGGTCGGACACCAACGGCGCACCGTTGGCTCGTCGATAGTCGCGTCTGGCTTCGTGCTCGTCGAGCAGTTCAGCTACGTCAATGCTGGCCATGTCAGTCCTGTCTTGATTTGCATGATGGTTGTTTGGCAGACGCCGAAGCGTCGGGCTAGTTGACGGGTCGGCACCCCGTCGGTCAAGGCTCGGCGGATGCGCTCCACCTCGTCGGGCGACAGCTTGTGGTTGCCGTTCGCTTCGCCCCAGCGCTGGTTGTAGGCGACCTTCATTCATCGACCTCGTCGCGGTAGCGCAGCAGGCCGAAGGCGACGTACGCCACCGTGAAGGTGAGGGCAGCTGCGCCGTAGATGATCAGCCACTTCACGGCGCTTCCAAGATCGTGCTGGCGTAGCGATCGAACACCGCGACAATCGCCGCTTCGTCGATCATGCTGATCTCCCACAGCAGACGGGCCATCGTCCGCTCACTGCCGGTGCCCTTGTCGATGAACTCGCGGAAGCACTGTCTCCAGAGCTCGACGGTCACAGGACAGCCACCTGACCCTCGCGCACGGCCTCGCATCCGAGTGATGACTTCGGGCAGAAGTCATCGAGTACTTCGAGCCGCAGACACTCAGCGCAGATTTCGTGCGGCACATCTTCGCCCCAGTTGTCAGGAGCGCCGCACAGCGTGACGCGCTCGCCAACGCAGCAGACGAGATGATCGCTCATCGCTGTTGCTCCAACTCGTCGATGCACTTGGCTGCGTCGAGCATCAGCTGGGCGATGGTGTCGATGGTTCGTCCTTGACCTTGGAGGCGGTTGGCGTAGAAGCGCAGCGCGTCCTGCAGGTCCATGTCGTCGGGATCGGTGACGGTCATCCTTCGGCCTCGTTGTTGTAGAAGACCTGCATCTCGTTGAACGACCCGTAGCGGGCGATCATGCACGCTTCCGCCAGCCCGTCGTCCTTGACCCGCTTGAACCGCTCCGCGAACTCGGGGAACAGTTCGGTGGCCAGGCCGCGACTGGCGTCCTTGTTCTTGCCGACGAGGCCCATCTTGCGCTTCCAATCAACCGGTCTGACGCGCACCAGGCGGAACCCGTTGGACTGGACGACACCGAGCACGATGCCGGTGTTCAGCCCGAGGCTGAAGCTGGCGATGCTTCCGTTCTTCGGCATCGGCTGGGTGTTCTCGACATAGACGGCGTCGGGCTCCCACTCGGTGAGCAGCTGGTCGATCGCATGTCCATCGGCCCGACCGTCATGGACCGGCATGGCTTCGACGGCGACCAGCTTGCCGCGGTGGATGCAGGCCAAGCCGCCGGTCATGCCTGGGTCGATCCCGGCAATGGTCGTCATGAGGCGGCAGCCGTCAGCGGCTCCGGCGGGTAGGCGTCTTCGAGGGCTTCGACGACGAGGGTGGGGACGGTGACGCCTTGGTCGAAGGCGAGCCGATCCAGCTGCGTCTTGTAGATCCAGGGGACGCGGAAGGTCACTTGGACGGGCGCCAAGCGCGGGTCGGTGTTGACGTTTCGAGGCATGGGTTACATACTACATACCAAGGAATCCCGTGTCAAACTGTTGGCGCACGGTGACGCAGGGCAGCCGACCAGACCCGTAATGTGCGGAAGCCGGTGGGGTCAACCACCGGCTTCCCGACTTCCTGAATGGCCCTAGACCCTGGCCTGACGGCAGTCATCCTCTGCGAAAGGACTCAACCGACATGGACACTAGCCAAGCGGCTTATCCCCCGCTGCGATCGATCGCAAGCATCGAGTTCTGGCGCGCCTCACAAGCAGGACGGCTCCGCCACCCGCGCGCCTGGGAGCATGTCCGCACCTACGCCGAGCCCGTCTTGCGGGACGACCCCGAGTTCCCGCTGCCGACGAAGGAGCAGTGGGACCAGATGGAGGAACGGCTCCAGCGGATGGTCAGCGAAATGGCGCAAGATCTCGTCCAGTACTGGCTGTTCGAGGAAGACGGTTCCCAGTACCGCATGATCCGCGATCTGTTCGCTCGGCGCTTCGCATGAGCATCGAGGAGGTGTCCAGCGTCGGCAGCACCTACGCCCACGCGATCGGCCTGAGCAACCGGGGCTACCTAGGGTTCCCGCTGATCTACGGATCGAAGGCCCCCGCAACGCGCAACGGGTTCAAAGACGCCACCGCCGACCCAGCGCAGATCGAGAAGTGGTTCGACGGAACCAGCGTCAACCTCGGCATCGCCACCGGCCACCAGCCGAACGGGATCAACCTCGTCGCCGTCGACGTCGACCGCCCGAAAGATGGCGGGGATGGTGAGATGACTGCCGACGGCCTGGAAACGATGCGGGGGCTGATCGCCCAGCACGGCCAGCCATCGTCACCACCGACACACCGCACGCCACGCGGCGGGTTCCACATGCTGTTCGACGCTGGCGAGTTAGAGATCCACAACTCGTCGCACAAGGCCGGACCATTGGCGGGGATCGATGTGCGCGGGATCGGCGGCTACATCGCCGCTCCACCGAGCATCTGGTACCACCCCCTGACCGGCGAACTCATCGGCCCATATCGCACCGCCCACGCCGGAGGAATCTGGGGACCGGAGAAGCTGCCGCCAATCTGGCCGTGGCTGGTCGAGTACCTGACCGACGTGGAGACCGAGCGTCGGCGGGATGTCTACGTCTCCCAGCAACGCCACCCCTCGCAGGCCAACGACGATCACCCGGCAACGTGGCTGCGCAACAACTTCGATGTCGCCGCCGAGTTGCACGCCGATGGCTTCGCCCTGGTCCAGGTGTTGGCCAACGGGGACCAGCACTGGCTGCGCTCCGGCGGATCGAGCACCCACAGCCTGACCGTCCACGAGAACGGATCGATCATCGTGTGGTCCGGCAACTGCCCCGAGTGGATGTTCAAGTGCGGATGGCCCGCGAAGAATGGCTTCTGGACGATCAACGCGTTCACCTACTACGCAGGCAAGTACCACAACGGGGACGTGGGGGCGGCGATGTCGCACATCCGGCGAGAGTTGATGCCTCCGCCGGACGCGGCGGGCAGGGTACCGGCGGAGGCAGGGGCCGAACCTAGTGCAGTTGCACTAGAGGTGCCGCAGTTGCCCGAGTCGTTCTGGCAGCGGCCGGTGCTGGCGCACATCCGCCAGGCGGCATGGCACTACCTGGCCTCGCCGGACGCCACCTTGCTGCATGTGATGACGCGCTTCGCGACGACGGTCCATCCGAAGTGGATGCTGCCGATGAAGGGCACCCTCGACGTCTACGGCGTGGTGATCTCGCCGTCGGGGGCGGGCAAGGGCCAGGCCAACAAGGCGGGGCGGGGATTATGGCCAGGACCGACTCGCAGCCGGTTGATCGCGATGGACCAGACGCCCTCCTCCGGCGAAGGTCTGATCGAGGCGTTCATGGGTGCGCAGGACAAGGTGACCGGTGAGCGCCCGGTGGTCGGCCAGGCTGCCCACTTCATCGTCGATGAGGGCACGACGCTGATCGCCCAACTGGGTCGCGATGGCGCCACGATCATCGGCACGCTGTGCTCGGCCTGGGTCGGTGAGGCGCTCGGCCAGCTGTTGTCTGATCGCAACAGGTCGAGGTACATCCCGCCACTCACGGTGCGTGTCTGTTCGACGATCAACATCCAAAACGAGCTCGCCGGGCAGCTGTACTCCGACATCTTGAAAGCGACGGGCTTCACCGGGCGGTGCACCTTCGTGTGCGGCCAAGACCCGAACATGCCTGACGTGCCGGTCGACGATCCCGGCCCGCTGAAGCTGATGGACTGGTCAGCGCCCCCGACCTACAGCGGCGTGCTGTCCTACCCGCCGGAGGTCCACGCCGCCGTGCGCGAAGAAATCCTCGCCGGACACCGGGGCACTCTCGACCGCGATCCGCGGCAGAGCCACCGCATCCTGCAGCGGGTCAAGTGGTCGATGATCCTCGCCATGATGGACGGTCGCCAGGAAATGAGCCTCGAAGACTGGGCGTTGGGCGGGGACTTGCTCACATTGTCGGCCTCCGTCTTGGCGATGCTCGACGCTCAACACGCCACCACAGCCAAACAACAGTCCTTCGCCAAGCTGCAAACTCGGGCCGAAGCGGAGGCGTTCGTGGATGACACCAAGGCGACCCACGTCGTGCGTCGGGTGGAGCGCTGGGTCCTCAGTCACATCCCCAAGGGCGACGGGATCGGCTTCAAGGCGCTGCGTCGGAAGACCGACGGTCCGAGCCGGATGGCCTACGACGAGGCTGTGGATAACTTGGTCCGCGAGGGCAAGGTGCTGCGGTCGGCAGACGACGTCCTGACGCTCCCCTGATGAGGAGATGAGGAGATCTCCTCATGGGGGGGGGTGGCGCTGAAGCGGCCCTATCAAGAAAGTCCTGTTGGGGGGGGGTTATCCACAGGGTTCTAGAGACAATCCCGGCCTCCTCATGAGGAGACCTCCTCATTTCTCCTCATCAGGGCCGAACAACCGTACGATCCCTGCCAGTGCTCGCAGCCTGTGGATAAGTCTGCAAACGTTTGTTCGGATCCGAGGCAAAAATCGCTCGCACCTCGACTCCCCTCTAGTCACTACTAGTGGTGGGGGGTGGGCTCACCCCCCGGGGGGGGGGAGGGGGGGGTGGAGGGTGCTCGTTCGAGCTCCCGCGGCCCCGCCGAAACGAGCTCAAACCCTTGCACTCCGCAATATTTGACAGAGGTCAAGCATTGGATGGTCTGTTCCAGCCGGGCGGGACGATGGAACCGATGTGCCAGACCTACTGCTCACCGGTAGGTCCTAGTGCAACTGCACTAGGTCGGGAGGTAGGTCATTCGGCCCATCGTTCTCATCCTGAGATAACCCGTAAGAACGGAGGTAGCATGTATGTAGCCCATCAGATCGATGGGTGCCCGGTCTAGTGCAACTGCACTAGCGGGCCGAACGGACAGGAGTCCTACGGTGAGTGCAAGCAAGAACATCAAGCAAGCCGCGGAGCGGATCGAAGCAGCCGGAGCAGCGGAGGTTGATCCGCTCATGGGCACGGTGAACGTGGAGCAGTTCGGCAGTGAGTCGGACTGTGAGGCAATGGCCATGGCCACCGTCGTCAAGCTGCAGTCAGCTGGCGCACGATTCGCAGAGCAGACCATCGTCGCTAAGCGCAACGTTGGCCTGTTGGTTTGGACCGCGGCCCGGTTGCGTGTCAAGGCTGCCAACGATTCTGGCAATGCCAAAGTCACCATGCCGAAGCTGGAAGAGGCGACGGCGGGCAGGCTGGGCAAGCTGCTCGGACTGACCGACACGCCCGCCGACGGTGAGCGGTCGTGTGAGGACCGCTTCGGGTACAAGTTGCAGACACTCGGCGCGTGCGTCGATCTGGCCCGCGGTCTGATCGGTGATTTCGAGACTGTCGCCAGGGCCGACATCGCGGAGACGGGTGACACGGTGACTGAGCGGAATCTCCGCTCCGCCATCCTCGCCCGGATGAACCCCGATGCCATGCGCAACCGTGCCAAGGGTGCCGAAACCATGCAAGCCGCGAGACTGGCGGTCGCCGCTGGCAAGGCTGCTGGCGAAACCGTCAAGGTCAAGACTGCCGATGGTCGCAGCAAGTCCGTCAAGGTGGACGCGGTTGCGCTCACTGCGGTTAAGAACACCGTCACGGCTTCGGCCCTGTCCGACGCGCAGATCGCGGCCCTGTCCGATGAGGCGATTGACGCAACGATCCGGGCGCTGCAACTGGTCAAGTCAGCCCGCGCCGCTGGCACCGTCAAGGCACCGGCCATCGTCAAGCCTGAGGCGAAGGTCAAGGCCACCAAGTAGCACACAAGCAAGCGAGCCCCCGATCCGAAAGGGTCGGGGGCTCTTTGCGTTTTCGGGTGCGGCGTCCAAACTGCGGGGCTCACGCCTACGGCGCTCGCACTGCTCCGCGGGCCGCACTGACCGCCCGCTCGATGGCTCCACGTGGAACATCCCAGCCAACGACCAAGTCCCCGCGCCCTAGTGCAGCTGCACTAGAGCTATCAGTGCGCTCCTCAGTCGCCATCAACCAGGTCATCGGTCGGCACGAGGGCCAACACGCCTGCCAGAGCAGCAGCGACCCCACTCACCGCCGAGAACACCAGGGCGAGCATGCTCACGTGGCTGACGAACGTGACCTCATCGAGCCAGCCCTTGCGCGCCGCCAACCACCAGATCACGACCGAGACCACCAGCATCAGCGCGTTGACGATGATGCTCGTCACTGCGACCGGGATGGCCAACCTGCGAATGATCTTGACCATCCCCGTCAGCCTCACAGACGACCCACCACTCCGACGAGGATGCAGGCTGCCGTGGCCTCACCGACCGCCTGGCGCTAGTGCAACCGCACTAGGGGTAACGACCGCTTAGAAACGATCCTAGCCACCACAGCGAGTGATCTCATTCCCACATTCCGTGTCAAACGCCTGGTAGAATGGTATGTGGAGTTGAGAACTGCCTCTGCTCCACGGCCTAGTGCAGCTGCACTAGCGCCCGACCCACAAGGACAAGTCATGCCTTCCACCACCACCCACGTCACCTCTGTGCCCCTGTGCCAGATCTGCTTCGTCCATCCGGCTTACGCCGACGCCCGAATCCCCGGCTCCTCGTGGGCCTACGTCTGCGGCATCTGCTTCCTCGACCTCGGCTGCTCACTCGGTCTCGGCCGTGGCCAGGAATTGATCCTGGCTAGTGCAACTGCACTAGACGAGCGGGCCTACTCCACCTGGTACCGCGAGGTGTGCCGCTCGATGAGCCACTTCTGCGGGATGACGCCCGACGACATCGACGACTACAACTACAGCGACGACTTCGCCGCTGGTCTGACGCCCGTCGCGTCGATGCGTGCCGCTGCCGAGGCCGCGGGGTTCGTGCTGTGAACGTCATCTCCTACGCCGCTGACGGCTCCCCGCGTGAGGTCGAACTGACCCGCAGTGAGCGCCGCTTGTCGAAGCACTTCGACCTCTACCTCGATCGTGGCCTCGGCTGCACCGCTGCGCTGCGTGCCGCCGTGCTGCACACCGCGATCCATCCGACCGCCGAGTTCTCCCGCTGGCTGACAGGTGCACCTAGTGCAGCTGCACTAGACGACCAGTGTCAGGCCCGCAACCCACGCGGCGGCGGGCGCTGCCAACGTGAGGCGATCGACGGGCGTGTCTGCGCTCATCACTTCGAGTGGATCGAGCCTCGGTCATGAGCGCCGGTCTGGCCATGTGGGCTGCCATCGGTCTGATCACCTCGTTCACCGGCTGGGCTGGTGCTCGCTGGCGCACTCGTGGTGCCCGCCAGTGGCAGCGCACCCTGCGTCGTGATGCTCGGCGACAAGTGCGACGCGCTGCAGCCGACGAGTACATGAACGCCTTCCGCGGTGGCCCACGATGAACGGCGCGGTGATCACCGTGCCCTGCCACGACGACGAGTACCAGGTCATCGTCGAGACCTTCGTGCTGCGCGGTCGTGGCGCCCAACGCGTCTTCACGCACATCTCGTTGCGTGACGTGATCGAACAGGTTGCTCAAGATCCGGCCAAGGTGGCCTACGTCCTCAGCCTGCTCGCCTAACCATCCCCGCCTAGTGCAGCTGCACTAGCACCCCGTAAGCACGCCAGCTGGCCGACCTTGCCGCTTTGTCCGCGGTGGGGGGGCGTGCTCGCCCTCGCCCTGCCCGTTTCGTGAACGCGGCAGTGGCGGGGGTGGGACAGGCCAGCACCAACCACCTAACGGACAACCAAGGAGTCCACCATGCCTACTGGAGTACTGAGCTTCGGCTCGATTGCCCAACGGCTGCGTGCTGCAGCCGACTCATCCACCCTGACACCCACCCAGATCGAAGACCTCGCGGCCTGCGCCGACACGCTCGCTGCTGGCGAACCGAACACCCAACAGCTGCGGGCCATCGCCAAGATGGTCGGTGGCATCGCCCCGATTATCAACGACCCTGCGTTCTGGCGATGCGTCTCGTCGGTCGACTACTGGATCACGCATCCCGCCAAGCGCAAGCCCGCGCCAGCGATGAAGCCTGACTGGATGGTGCACGATCACGAAGCCGCCATCGAGGCAGCTAGTGCAGCTGCACTAGACACCGACGTCGACGATCCACCCACCCTCGCCGCGCTGGTGAAGGAGATGATCGATCGCATCCTCGACCGCATGGTCACCAACGAACACCTGAACACCGATGCTGACGACCTCGATGTGCTCGTCGACATCATGAAGCGGCTGGCCTAGTGCAGCTGCACTAGATGACCGATCTACCTACCCTCCGGGCGCGCTGCCCTCGACTCCATCTGGGGTCGGGGGCATTTGCGCGTCTTGGCCCATGTTCTAGTGCAACTGCACTAGCCCAAGAAAGAAGGAACCAATGACCCTGCTATTGACCCTACTGTTGGCCGTTGTGCCGATGGATGCTGGCCTATCACTACCACCCGAAGGTGAGATGCCCGTTATCACAGCTGCCGCGGCCCAACCCACCGCCACGGCTGAGCGTGGACCAGCTGTACAAATGACTCCGACATCCCCACCACCCACGACCCAACCATCCCAGCCGACGTTCGATTCGGCGTCATCGAATGGTCGGTGCGTCGGAGCCGAGCCGTTGCTGTCGGCCTATTCACCAGGCTGGGATGTGGTTCGCATGTCGCGCATCATGTACCGCGAGTCACGCTGCCAGGCAGGAGCTCGCAACACCTCGTCATCCGCAACCGGCCTGCTGCAGATCCTCGCGTCACACTGTGGCTGGCTCAGCGATCAGATGAACACGTGGTGCACCCGCGATCGACTGACCAATCCGTACTTCAACGTCCGCGCTGCTGCCACGCTGTGGCGTGAGCAGTCTTACGGCGCGTGGAGCACCTCATGATGACCGACAACGAGAGGCTTGCGCTGCTCTGTGCCTTCGCCGCCGGGTTCATCACGATGGGCATCCTCGTCTGGTTGTTCCGATGAGCGGCGTGATCTTGCGAGTTAGCGTCGGCCGATGAGCGACCATAGGTCCGCCGCGGGTACCCACGCTGGGGGCGGAGAGCGGCAGGTACGCCGGTTCGAGTCCGGCCCCGTCCCCAGCACCGCGGCGAGCGACGTGATCTTCGGACGGAGGCAGCGATGAGCGACGAGAAGCTGTCGACCGAGCGGATGGTGCGCCTGCTGCGGGCCAAAGCCGCCGAACTGGAAACCAGGGCCAACAGTGCCGGGGCGCACTGGAATGACCACGACTACCTCGTCGCTGACGTTGCGCTGATTGCTGGCCTGCTGGCCGACTACATCGAGCGGACGGACACGGCGTGAACTTCGGACCTGTTGACCCTGACCGCACCGGCTGGTACGAGTTCGTCACGCCAGGCGAGAAGGCCACGACACACATCGCCTACGTCTACGAGGACGGATCGGTGTACCTGCCCGAGGGCTACGACATCGTGACGGAGACGGACTTCCGCATGGCCGCTGCGACCGATCGGTTCTGGCGGCTCGTGCGTGAGGAACCGGCGTGATCTTCGGACCTGATGAGGTGCAACTACCATGAGTACTTCCACACCTGCGGTCGAGCTACTCGCTCGGTCCAGACGGCCGGAGTGTGACCGCTGCGGAATGCTCGCCACGGTCACACTCACCGCCGCCTACCCGAGCGATGAACGGGCGATCCATCCCGAGTGGGCGACGTACCCGGCGCCGATGTTCCGAGCCTGCTGGCACTGCCTGCCCAACCTGCTGAGCGGCGACGCCGGGGCACCCGCGGCCACACCCGCCTACCTGCTGCGCCTGGCGTGATCTTCGGAGGGCACCGCATCCGTTACGCCACGTTCTCGTGGCGCTGCGACGCCTGCGGCCAACGGTTCCACGTCCACCCTGCCGACAACGATCAGTGCCCTGGCGGTGCGCCTGGGCCGACAGTTGACGGCATGGAACCGAGCCAGCCCAGGCGGCAAGCCACGCCGAAACGGTACACCCCGTGAGCGGCGTGATCTTCGGAGATACAACCGAGCCGTGATTCGCTTCCTCTTTGCTGTCGCATTCCTCGCGCTATTCATCGCACTATTGCTTGGACTGAGCGACTAATCTCAATTCCAAATCCAACCATAAAACCTGTGCTAAACTGGGTTCTTGGTGGTCCTATTGCCTAGGAACCACCACCTAGTGCAATTGCACTAGCCCTCCAACAACCAACAAGAAAGGTTAGTCATGACCCGAGCCGACCGGCTCGCTGCCATCTTCTATTTGATCCTGCTCCCCGCCATGATGTACGTGGCGGGGAGCCTGACGTATAGGGCATGGATGAAGCGACCACTCGTTACCAAAGACCCCCACACCGGGGTGCTGTATATTCCTCGGTCCAACCTGATCATCACCGGCGAGCATCGGAGGCGGCATGGCTGACACACCATCGACCAACATGCCCTGGGTGCTGCGTCAAAAGGGGCTGAAACTCCTCGACATGTACCTCGACGAGCAAGGACGCACCTGTCTGTTCTTCAAGTCCCACTACGGGCCGGTACGTCAGGTCACCCTGACGATGATCTCCAACGAGACGGTGACGTGGGCCTACGGGTACACGATCAAGGACAAGGGCTCGAAGACCAAGGTGACCTACTCGGGGGCCTACGGCGACCCGACCAAGGACGAGGCCATCGACGTCCAAGGTGTCTAGTGCCACTGCACTAGAGCAAGAACTCCCCGGGTCGGGCGGCTCGGGGAGTACTAGTCAACAACAACCAACAACACAGGAAGGGCAGCGATGCCACAGACACAAGAAGCGCTCGCCAAGAAGGCGATCGAACAGCTAGCGATCATCGGCGGGGCACTGACCCGCGACGATGACATCACGTTCTCCGGCAAGGCGTGGAACGT